TTTTTGATAGAGAAAAAATTGATAAGTTGTTTAATTGGTTAGAGAAGTGTCCATTTGCATACAAGTTGCGGTATGGCATGGATGGCAAGGTTACAATTACATTTACTAAGGAGAACCAAGATGACAATAATAATTAATAAAGAAAAGTATGGACACTTACCACCAGAGGATGTAAGAGAGGCACTTGGATTGTTACCTATATGGGTACATGAGTTTAATGTATTAGGTGATGATGACATTGTAAACTTTATGAGGCATAAATATGAATGGGGTTTGTATGAATTTAATGGTACTGTCACAGACACTGGTGCATACAAGTCAGAGCATGATGAGGATGAGGACTTAGATTGTATAGCTACAATGAAAACAAAAGAGGGTACAGTTTATTTTTATCCCTATGCTATTACAGCATTGCCTACAAGAATTGGTAGGTATCATGGACACTTTATAACAAGGATGGATTAATATGAAATTGATAAAACTACTTAAAACAATACTAACATTCTGGATGAACAAGAATGAGATGCAAGACCCATTCATGGATAATGTGCTGCGATTTGCAATTATGTCTGTGTTTGCTATTGGATTTTACATGACGTTAATAGCATTTGGGGAGAAGTTCCTATGATAAAATTATATAATATGATTATGGATGATGCTAAAAATCCATTGTCCAATGTGCCTGACATCAACACAAGGCACATGGTGATGCAAGTATTAGCATGGATGTGGTGCATTATATTCAGTATGTCAATAGGCTCTATAGTTGCCTTTGGCATTAGTGCCGTAGCACATACGCTATTACTGGCAGGTATATTTATTACTGTCGGTGTATTTCAAACAGCCAAGCGTAGACCACAATACTTTGGTGGACTTGGCAGAGGTAATGGAGGTGAGCATGAATGAAGAACTATTAGATATTGTGGATTCACTTGAGCGATGTTATGAATCATGGCGAGAGCAAGTGGTAGGTATATTAGATGAAGAAGATACAGATATTGTAAAGGATACAACCTATGATAACAGTAAGAATTGAAACAGAATCAAAAGAAGAAATGGATAGGAGAATACAAATGTTTTATGACACATATCCTAGAATGGGTTACATGTCTTCATTAGACAATTCATATTATGATGAACGCAAAGCTATTTATGTAGCTGAGATGTCACGATTAAATAGTTGTGACTAGATGTTGCTAGAACTTGTAATAATTTATATATGGATATGTATAGGCTATAGTATATATAGGAGTACACTATGACAATAACAATACTGATAGAGCAATACAAAAGTTCTATAGAATACAAAGAGTTACGTAAAGAAACTAAACAACACTATAAATACATGATGAGTTGTTTCACTAAATATTTTGGTGAGGAATTAGATGTCAATCTTTTGACAACAAAGAAAGCTAAACTTGCCTACGATTTCTGGTGTAGCATGGGTGTATCATATGCTAATCATATAGTGTGTGTAGCAAATATAGTTATGAACTATGCAGTTCGCATGGAGAATATAAGCACTAATCCATTTGCCTCAGTTAAGAAGAGGTCAACTAAAAGTAGAAAAACTGTTTGGACACCTGAACAAGTACAACAATTACTTGACCATGCATATAGTGATTACAAGTGGCGCAATCTGGGTTTGATTGCACAGATGGCATACGAATGGTGTCAACGTGTAGGTGATATGCGAGTGTTGACATGGGATACTATTAGTTTTACCAAGCAAAGGTGTTCCATTGAGCAGAGTAAGCGTAGAGCAGAAGTATTCTTACCTATAAGCGATAACTTAATGGAGATGTTAGTGCAGCAACACGATGATTTTGGTTTTCAAAATTACATTGCACCCAGACCTAGCCCTTATAAAGGAGAATATATACCTTATAGTATGTTTAAGATGTCAAAGTTTTCTCGTCAGCTAATAGATGAGGCAGGTTTGCCAAAAGAATTAAGGTTGTCTGACTTACGCAGGACAGGTACAACAGAAATGGTTGAGGCAGGTGTCGGCATTGCACAAATCATGTCGGTTACAGGACATAGTAACCCACAAAGTGTGAAACCATACATAAAAAATACTTACGACAGTGCTAATTATGCCTTGACAGCAAGACAAAATCGTGATACATAAATATTAAATGCCGACAAGAAAGGAGTAATATATATAATGTTAAAGATATTAAATGATATAGATGTTGGCATAGGTGAAACAGTAAGAACTAACTGCCCAATATGTAAAGGTTATAATACTTTTACTATTACAAATGACATGGGTAAGTTAATGTGGAATTGTTATAAAGCTAGTTGTGATGTAAAAGGTAACGAGAAAACACGACTATCTGTAGAACAGATAAATAAAAAGAAGGAGCAACAAAAAGAATTTGTAATGCCTGAGTACATTGTACCTCATAGAAATAGAGGACACGTATTAGATTTCCTACACAGGTGGGCAATAACATACGCACAGGTTGATATACTTTATGATGTCAGAGAAGACAGAGTAGTATTTCCTGTGATGAATGATGGTGTTTTTGTTGACGCTACTGGTAGAGCGTTGGCAGGATGGCGGCAACCCAAGTGGAAGCGATATGGTTTCTCTCCTTTCCCATATCGTTATGGCTCTGGTGATGTCGCAGTGGTGGTTGAGGACTGTGTTAGTGCTGTAGTGGCAGGTAATGTGAATGGTTTTGTTGGGGTCGCGTTACTTGGAACAACTTTGTTGGTACAACATAAGCAGATACTTTCGCAGTTCTCAACTGTTTTAGTAGCCCTTGACCCTGATGCCATAACAAAAGCTGTAAAGATGACACAGGATATACCCAACTCTAAGTTACTAAGATTAAATAATGATTTAAAATATCAACGAAAGGATGACATTGATATGATGATAAGATTAGGTGGTGTGTAATGGAACAAACACTATTACGTACCTTAATGAATAAAGACTTTCACGATAATAATCGTGGAGATAGATGCCCAGACACTCTGTTCTCCACTGATGCTAAGAAAGTTAAGAAGATTATTGATGAGATGGTTACTACTTATAGACGTGACTTGACACCTGAAGAAGTACATATGTTTTTTATATCAGAAAACCCATCTCTTACTACTGCACAAATGCATCAGTTTGATGCGTTGTTTCACTCCATAAAGAATGAACAACCTATGGGTACTGATGTAGCAAATGATGTACTATCCAAGCTGTTTCGCAAGCACGTAGGAGATGAACTAGTTAACCTAGCAGTAGACTTATCTAATGGTGACATCACTACTCTACAACCTTTAAAAGATTTAATTGCTAAATACAATTCTGATTTTACACCAACGACTAGTGTTGAATGGGAAGATATATCTTATGATACTATAATGGATATGCTAGAAGAACACAGTCGTTGGAAGTTTAACTTACCTACACTAGCACAAGTTGTAGCAGGTGTTAACTCTGGTATGTTGATTGAGGTAGGTGCTAGACCTAATACTGGTAAGACATCTTTCCACGCTAGTATGTTAGCAGGTCCCGGGGGGTTTCTTGAACAGGGTGCTAAGTGTTTAGTGCTTATCAATGAAGAAAAGTATGACAGAGTAGCAAGACGTTATGCTTGTGTAGCATCAAATTATTCTGAGGATAAATTAAAACTAGACAGAGAGTTAGGCAGAAGTGCTTATGAAAATATGCCAAACTTGTATATGAAAGATAGTACAGGAAAGAATATGAATTGGGTAGATGGTGTTTGCAAATCTTATAATCCAGATATAGTTGTACTAGATATGGGAGATAAGTTTGCTAAGATAGATTCTAATCTTAGGCAAGACGAATCTTTGAAAGCTAATGTAATAAAGGCACGACAGATAGGAAAGGAGCATAACTGTGCCATATTTTATATGTCTCAACTATCAGCAGAAGCTGAAGGTAAGGTGACATTGAACCAGAGTATGATGGAAGGTTCAAAGACAGGCAAAGCTGCCGAAGCTGACTTGATGTTATTGATTGCTGCTAACCCTGCAATTGGTAACAACTCAGATAATAATGACCCACAAAGACACATTAATATTGTGAAGAATAAATTATCTGGTTGGCATGGCAGACTATTGTGTAATATAGATAACGTAACAGGAAGGTATAAAGTATAATGATAACAATTTTTGGAATAGTAATGGTGGCATTGTTTAGTAATGAAAATGCTACATTTATAAATGCAGTAGAAGAGAACAGAAACAATGGATACACATGGGAGTACGTAGGAAAACAAGATATAGAAAATGCAGAATTGTCTTTACCATTAGGTGATAAGATATATTTTAAACATACAAAGGAATAGTTATGAAAGTAACAATAGATGTGGAAACAAATACACAAAAGCGTGATGGTAAATTACACCTTGACCCTTTTGAGCCTGACAATTCTCTTGTCCTAGTTGGCATAAGAACTGATGCAGGTGCTGAGTATTCATTTCCATTTGACCACCCAGAGCATGTGAGTAAACATAATTACCATGAGCGTGTTCAATGGTTCTTAGACGAAGCTACTGTATTAATATGTCACAATGCGGCATATGAATTACAGTGGTTGTGGGAGTGTGGTTTTAAATATGATGGTGCAATTTGGGATACCATGTTAGTAGAGTATGTATTACAAAGGGGTGATAAGCAAGGTAGCCTATCACTTGAGGCATGTGCTGAAAGGCATAACCTAACTCGTAAACTTGGAACATTAAAAGAATACTATGCTAAAGGTTTGAATACAAATGATATTCCATTAGATGAGTTATCAGAATATTGTTTAACTGACGTAAAGGCAACTCAAGAACTATCTGATTTACAATGGAAAAAGTTAAACACAAAAGAATATTCAACACTGTTAGATACAGTTGTACTAACTAATGAGTTATGTAAAGTTCTAGCTGATACATACTGTAATGGTATATCAGTAGACACTAATATTCTTAATGATGTTAGAGAGGAGTTTGAAAAAGAAAAACTAGAACTTACAAGTCAATTACTAAAAGATGTACAAGACTTGATGGGTGACACAAAAATAAATCTTAGTAGTCCAGAGCAATTATCTTGGGTAATATATTCTAGGAAGCCAAGAGATAAAAATGTATGGGCTAATTCTTATAGTGAATACATGAAGGATACACAGTGGAGAGATTTAATTAGGCTTGAAACTGCTACAGTTTTTAAAACATTGGCTGATAAATGTAATACTTGTAAAGGTAAAGGTTATATACGTAAAACTAAAAAGGATGGTACACCATACGCTAAAGATAATAAGTGTGTTGTTTGTCATTCTGAAGGCTTTATATATAATGACACCAAACAAATAGCAGGACTAAAGTTTAAAGCACCATCATCTAAGTGGGCTAGTGCTAATGGTTTTAGTACAGGAAAGGATAATCTAAAACACCTACAAGCTGTAGCTAAATCAAAAGAGATGACACAAGCTGAACAATTTTTGTCTAAAGTTATACGTTTAAATGCTGTAGAATCTTACATATCTACTTATGTAAATGGTATTGAAACGTATACAAAACCTGATGGTAAGTTACATGTAAGTTTAATGCAACATAGAACTGCAACAGGCAGGTTATCAGGTTCTAATCCTAATATGCAGAACATGCCTCGTGGTGGTACGTTTCCTGTAAAGAAAGTATTTGTATCGCGTTGGGATGGTGGTAAAATTATGGAAGCTGACTTTGCACAGTTAGAGTTTCGTGTAGCGGCGTTCCTTTCAAATGATGGAGTAGCAATTGAAGAAGTTAAAACAGGTTTTGATGTACATAGTTACACTGCCAAAGTTATTAGTGATGCAGGTCAGAAGACTAGTCGCCAAGAAGCAAAAGCACATACATTCGCGCCACTTTACGGAGCAACGGGATATGGACGCACACATGCTGAAGCGGCGTACTACGAACACTTTACGGAAAAGTACCAAGGAATCAAGCTATGGCACACCAGACTGGCTGAAGAGGCTTTAACACATAGGTATATTACTATACCATCAGGTAGACAATACTCGTTTCCTAATGTACAACGTAGACCTAATGGTGGTGTAACTTACTTTACTAACATTAAGAACTATCCTGTCCAAGGGTTTGCTACTGCTGACATAGTTCCTGTGGCTATGATACATATACATAAGCTATTGAAAACTTTTAAGTCATGTATTGTTAACACAGTTCACGACAGTATTGTAATTGATATACATCCCGATGAAGAGAAAGGAGTAATAGAAATAATAAATAAAACAAACATGGAACTAGAAAGTATACTTAATACTAAGTGGGGTATAACATTTAATGTTCCACTATTATTAGAAGCAAAAATAGGTCCGAATTGGCTTGACACCAAAGACGTTATATGATATAACTACGAACTCAATTACAGTATAGGAGATAAAATTTATGAGTGAATTAGCAGTAATAAATACAAACGATTATGCAGCAATGGCAAAGATGATGGGCATGGCTTACGACACAGGCAGTGAAAGTAAATCTAGTCTAGCTCGACTACGAGTAAACAAGAAGCCTTTATATGGTGAGACAAATATGAATGGTAAGATGGTAAAGGTTGAAGTACTATCTGGTGGCTTTGAATTAAAGAATGGTACTACTGTGTATGCAGAGAGTGCTATCATCAGACCTTTTGTACAACGATTTATGTATCAGAAGTATGACCCAAACAGTAACACCTATGTCAAAACTTTGATGGCAGATAGTTTTAACGTAGATTTAAAAGATACAGTAGGTGATTTTAATTGTGGTAAACCCTCTGGTTGGATTGAAGATTTTAATTCCTTGCCACAAGAAACTAAAGATTTACTTCGTGCTATCAAACGAACACGTGTAGTGTATGGTACAGTAACTATGGCAGATGCAGTAACTGAAGAAGGTGATGCTCATCCTATTCAAGATGTACCTTTTGTTTGGGATGTAGATACTAAGGAAGGTTTTAAAAACATGGGTAGTGTTTTTGCTAAACTTAATAAAATGAAACGTCTTCCTATGTTACATACTATAAATATTGACACTGCTAAGAGAGACTTACCAACAGGTAATTCATACTATGTGCCTGTGCCAATGTTAAACATGCAGTCATCAATTGAAATATCGGATGATGACCAATCTTTGTTTACATCTTTTATGGAAAGCATTGAATCACACAATGATTATGTTTTAAATGAGTGGAACAAAAACAACAAACCTATAGACACTGATGAGTTTATTGATGTTAGTGATGTAGAGGAAGCAGTATGAATCACAGAGCAGAAATAGCTTTACATCAATACTTAGAAAAAGTTGTTAAAGGAAAAGGTGCTATATCAAAAGATGTAGCATCTCAAATTTCTAATGATGTTTATGAAGCAGTACTAAAACAATTTGGTGAGAGTGAACCTAGAAAGTTTAAATTACGTATGTCAAATGTTGGCAGACCTTATTGTCAGTTGTGGTTTGAAAAGAATAAACCTGAAACTGCTTTACCAAAACCTACTACATTCATTATGAATATGATGTTAGGGGATATTGTTGAAGCTGTATTTAAAGGTTTATTAAAAGAAGCTAAAGTAGAATACAAAGATTCTGATACTGTTAAGTTATCTATAGACGATGACACTATTAATGGAACATATGATATTGTTATTGATGGTGCTGTTGATGACATTAAATCTGCATCTGACTGGTCATATAAACATAAGTTTGAATCTTTTGACACATTGAAATCAGGTGATGCCTTTGGTTATATAGGACAACTTGCAGGTTATGCAAAAGCATCTGGACTAAAAGCAGGTGGTTGGTGGGTCGTTAATAAAGCTAATGGTGAATTTAAATATGTACCTGCTAACAACATTGATGTAGAACAAGAATTAAATAAAATAAAAAATGTAAATACTAAACTAAAAGAAAATAAATTTGAAAGATGTTTTGAGCCGCAGGTAGAAACATTTAGAGGTAAACCTACAGGTAATAAAATTTTAGGTACTGAGTGTGGATTTTGTGACTACAGATTTAGTTGTTGGCCTTCTTTAAAAGAACTACCTGCTGTTAAATCTCAAGCTAAAGAACCTAAGATTGTTAAGTATGTTGAGTTAGCAAAGGAATATGAGGTTGCCTAAATCTTCATATCATAGACAGTTCAGAGTAGCTCGTAAGTATGGTTATAGAAGTGGACTAGAACTTGCTACCTCAGAAAGACTTACTGCTTTAAATATTAAATTTGAATATGAAAGTATTAAGATTGAATGGGAAGACTTAGCATACAGAACTTATACACCTGACTTTGTATTAGACAATGGTATAATAATTGAAACAAAAGGTTTCTTTACTACACAAGATAGAAGAAAACATAAGGAAGTAAAAAAGCAACATCCTAATTTAGATATAAGATTTGTGTTTACAAACAGTAAAAGAAAATTACGCAAGGGTGCAAAGTCTTCTTATGGTGAGTGGTGTGACAAACATGATTTTAAATATTATGATAGGATTATTCCTGAAGCATGGCTTGAAGAAAAAGGTAAAAACAATCATCCAAAGTTTATACCTTTCCCAATTAAAAAAATAGAAAGGAAAAAAAGATGATTAAAAATGACAACTTTGATATTACACGTGATTTTTTTATACAAGTAAAGCCTACCTTTAATGAAAGAAATGAGTGGAGTGGTGAAGTAGATTTAACTGTAGCATACCCTGATAAAAAAATGTTGACAAAGAAGGCGTATGCAGGTATAGATTTCTTCGTAAGGATGTTAATATCTTCTGTATCTGTTATGGAGATAGACCCTTATGTTCGTGAAGCTATACATAACTATGTTACAGAAAATTATCCTGATGATTTTATGGAACTGTTAGATGAAATGTATGAAAGTAAAAGCACAACAGTTGAAGTAGAACATGATGGTAATATAATTAAATTAAATTTTGTTAGTGATAGAGAGGGAAATGCATAATGAATGAGCAGATAGGACACGAAGCGTACATGAAACAAGCACTGGCACAATCAGACGTAATTACAAATCCAAAACACTACGAGCGTTATGCTATTGAGCCTGTATCATTTATAATGAATAATGAGTTACCCTTTTGGATGGGTAATGTAATAAAATATATAATGAGAGCAGGGTATAAATCTAACACTGCTGAGATAACAGATTTAAATAAAGCTAAAAGGTATATTGATATGCGTATTAATCAACTAGAAGGTCGTGAACCAAATGAAAGTTAAAGTGTACCTAACCTTAGAAGTAGATGAAGAAGAGTATCAACTACCTGCTGATGAAAACCCTTCGGAAGAAATAAGAGAAGTTATACGTGATATAATTTATGATATAGATGGGATAAATTTAAAATATATAAAAGCTAAAATGGAGAACAATACATGATAAGCAATTACTTACCAACAGACTATCAAAACTTTATTGCTCTATCTCGCTACGCTAGATGGAAAGAGGATGAGCAAAGACGTGAGACATGGGGAGAAACAGTAGCAAGATACTTTGACTACATGACAAATCACCTAAAAGAAACGTGTGACTTTGACTTATCTGATTCATTACGTAGTGAGTTAGAGGAAGCAGTGCTTGAGCAAAGAGTGATGCCAAGCATGAGAGCATTGATGACATCAGGACCTGCCTTAGATAGATGCCATGTAGGTGGATACAACTGTTCTTACGTACCTGTAGACAGTCCTAGAGCATTTGATGAGACAATGTACATCTTAATGTGTGGCACAGGTGTAGGCTTCTCTGTGGAGCGTAACGCTGTAGACAAGTTGCCTATAGTTAATGAACACTTTGAGTACAGCGACACAGTAATTAAGGTTGGTGACAGCAGACCCGGGTGGTCTAAAGCATTACGTGAGTTGATTGCTATGTTATATGCAGGTCAGATACCAAAGTGGGATGTATCTAAAGTGCGTCCAGCAGGTGCAAGGCTGAAGACATTTGGTGGTAGGGCATCAGGACCACAACCTTTGATAGAGTTGTTTAACTTCTGCATTGAGAAGTTCAAGGGTGCATCAGGTCGTAGGCTGTACCCTATTGAATGTCACGACATCATGTGTAAGATAGGTGAAGTTGTAGTTGTAGGTGGGGTTAGACGTAGTGCATTGATTTCATTGTCTAATCTTAATGATGACCAGATGGCACACGCTAAGTCAGGTCAGTGGTGGGAGAATGAAGGGCAACGTGCGTTAGCTAATAACTCTGTAGCCTACAAAGAGAAACCACAGATGGGTACATTTATGCGTGAGTGGGTGTCCTTGTACGAAAGCAAGTCGGGTGAGCGTGGCATATTCAATCGTGCATCAGCTATCAAACAAGCCGCTAAGAATGGTAGACGTGATACTGACTACGCTTTTGGTTGCAACCCATGCAGTGAAATTATCTTACGTCCATATCAGTTCTGCAATCTATCTGAAGTAGTGGCACGTGCATCTGATAATATGGAATCACTACGTAAAAAGGTACGTATTGCTACTATATTAGGTACGTTTCAGTCTACAATGACAGACTTTAAATATCTAAGAGATGTATGGAAAAGAAATACGCAGGAAGAGAGACTACTTGGTGTGTCACTTACTGGTATCATGGATAATCAGATACTGGCAGGACAGAGTACTACTTATGGTACTAACATTGGTACATTACTTGAAGAATTAAAAACTGTAGCTGTAGAAACAAATGCAAAATTTGCTGAACAGCTAGGTATTAATCAGTCTACTGCTATTACATGCGTTAAACCTAGTGGCACAGTTAGTCAATTAGTTGACAGTGCATCAGGCATTCATGCTAGACACAACCCATACTATGTACGTACTGTGCGTGGCGATAACAAAGACCCACTAACACAGTTCTTAGTAGCACAGGGTATACCAGCAGAGCCAGATGTAATGAAGCCTGATAGCACTACAGTATTTAGCTTTCCAATGCAGTCACCCTCTGGTGCAGTAACACGTACTGGTATGACAGCTATTGAACAGCTAGACTTATGGCTACTATATCAGAGACATTGGTGTGAGCATAAGCCATCTGTCACTATCTCTGTAAAAGAACACGAGTGGATGGATGTAGGTGCATGGGTGTATGAAAACTTTGATGAGGTATCAGGCATTAGCTTCTTACCATTTAGTGAGCATACATATCAGCAAGCACCCTATCAAGATATAGATAAGGACAAATACACTGAACTGTTTGCACGTATGCCAGATACAGTTGACTGGTCTTTACTGCCTGAGTTTGAGAAAGAAGATAATACATCGGGTGGACGTGAGTTAGCATGTTCAGCAGGGGTCTGTGAAGTAGTGGACTTGACTGCAGCATGAAGTACGTTCCCGGGTATTTAGGAAACAAAAGAGAATATATAAACACAACAGGAGATACAATGAAAAAATTAGCACTGGAAAATTACTTGACAAGATTTATGAGATATGTTATAGACTGGCGTAAGACACGAAAGATAATAAGAACACTACAAGATTTACCTGACCATACGTTAGAAGATATGGGTATAAGAAGACATGACATAGAAAAACTAGCGTATACAGAGTTACAAAGAAAGAACTATGAGAAGTAAAGCATGGAGAGTATGGGCAAAAACAATTGGGAGCAAGATATCAGATGATGAAAGTGAAAGCGATATGGCTGCTATGTTACGTACCTTTTGGGTACTCACTCACTTGGTTGCTTGCTTTTTCATTATTATACATAATGGGGTCAAGCTAGGATGGTTCTAAATTATGTAGCTAATTGGTGGGAAGTAGCAATGCTTACTGCTATATCTATAAACACGATGATAAATATAATTGTATTTTTTAAACATAGATGGAGAAAGAATAATGTCAGAAGATAATAAAATTAAAGTAGATAATACAGAGTATGACGTATCAGATTTAGATGATAAAGAGTTGTATGTATTAACACAAGTAAAGTCTTTACGAGCTAGGATAGAGAAAGCAAAATTTGACTTAGACCAAATGGTTATGGCAGAGAGTGCTTTTTCAAATACATTAATTAAATCATTACAAAAGGATACTAATAGTGAATCAAATGAAACCACAAATTAAAGACCGAAAGAAGTTTGATATTGACTTAGCATATGGAGAGGTTAGAGAACAGCAGATTGCCGATATGTTACAACAAGGAAAGATAGAGGTTAAGAGTGAAAGAGATATATGGCAAAAGACGGGTAATATATGCATTGAATACGAATGCTATGGTAAGCCAAGTGGAATCAATGCTACGGAATCAGATTACTGGTTTCATAATCTGTGTATTGGGGATGAAACATTTGCTACGCTAGTCTTTGACACAAAATCTTTAAGAAAAATAATTGACAACCTAGATTACAAGAAGTCTGTGTCTGGTGGAGATAATAATGCCGCACGTATGTACCTCTTAAACCTAAAGAAGTTATTCTCTTCTGATGTAATCAAAGCATTTAAAGGACAAGAAAGTGCAGTGGCTTGAATACGAAATGGCTAAATGGCAAGAGGAGAAGTATCCTAACATGCAATTAAATGAGTATCAAAAGAAAGCAAAGTCGTATGCTATCTATCCTGAATCATATAGGATAACTTATCCTGCACTAGGACTAGCAGGTGAGGCAGGTGAGATAGCCAATAAAGTAAAGAAGTTAATACGTGATGGCTATAATCAAGAAGACTATGAGCAGAAGAAGATAGACATAGCCTTTGAGATAGGAGATGTGTTATGGTATTGTGCTACGCTTGCACAAGACTTAGATGTTTCTCTGTCTGTTATTGCCACACAGAACTTAGATAAACTAGAGGACAGAAAAAAACGTAATGCTATCCAAGGTGATGGCGATAATAGGTAAAAAAGAAGGGGCTTAATTGCCCCTTTTATTTTTTAATCTACTGTATATAAACCTAGTTCTTCTGCAATATATAAAGCAGCTAAGTAATTATCACCTATAGGAATACCTTCTGGATACTTTTCGCTTACTGTTTCTTGCCTATAATACATTTCTATTTTAGCTTTATCTACATCATTAAGTTTATTTAAATACGTTATCTTAGCAAATCTATCTATTTCATTTGTAACTTCATACACATTCTTGTTATATACTAGAGCCTTTGCTTTAGCTTTAGCTTTTGCAATCTGTTGTTTTACTAAACTCTTTTGTATCATGGGTTCATTTTTGAATGCATAATATTCTTCATCACTTGCTATATAAGCAGTTACATCTTTCTCTACATGCTCTGCCATATACAGCTTTTGTTTATTGGTTAGGTCTGTGTCACCTTTAATCTTTGTAGGTTGTATCTCAAACCACTTTATTCCTAGCCTATCAAACTCTTTCTCAGCTAGATTTCTTTCTTCTTCTTGACCAAGACCTGTTATTTGTCTCATAAAAGGATTAAGTGACCTGACACCTGTAGTTCTAGTAGCACTTTCAAGTCGGTCACGTTTAGGACCTAGCCCTGTGTAACCATAAAAAGAAGCATCATCATCTACTGCTTGAGGGAAAGAACGTGTTGCCTGTTTCAGCATGTAAGGTATGAACTTAACATCTGTATTATTTGGTAGTATTCGGAAGTCTGGGTCTAGTGTAGCAACTACGTCTTTTAATACACCTGCTCCAACAGTAAAACTGTTTAAATAATTACCTAATAGTTTTGCTGTTGCATCGGATATTTGTTGTGTAGTTTGACCATCATCAAGACCACTTTGAATTGTGTCAGCAACATTATCTACTAGATTTAATCCCGTTCCTCTAAACTGACCACCACCTACAGCCTTAATAAAATTTCTAATTTCAATAGGCTCATTAACTTTATCCTTATTTTCTATTCTATACAAAGCGTCTGCAATTAAAGCATGTGCAGTAAAAGGTCCTAGTAAGGCTTCTGCATTTACTGTACCAGAACCATATGGATTCTCATATTGAAATGGTCCTGTTGTTGCATCTCCAAACGTAGACCTTAAACCAAAGAAAGCACCTATAGTCATAAGTCCTGTCATTTGTTTTGCCACGGATTCAGCACCCAAATCTAGAAAAGGTTTAGTTGCGTACTTACCTGTAGCAGAACCAGCTACATTTTTTATACCACCTAAGTTTAAAGTACCTAGTATAGGTGCATGTTCATACATAAACCTAAATTGATTAATCATATATCTAGGAAAAGGAACGAAGGCAGAGCCTAAAGGAGTTTGAAAAGTATCTATAAAAAATGTTGCAAACTTATTAAAACCTCCTGCTCTAGTACCGAAGTCCGATGTTTGGTATGTAAAGTCTAGTGCTTCAGTCATTCCTCTAGCAATAACTTCATCATCTATATCAGTAAATCTACCTGTTTTCAATAGTTGATTTAAATCTAAATTATTTAAAGATTTAAAAGTAATTTTATCAGATAATTGTTTTAATTCATCTGCACCTAATACAGCATCTTTGGCTATATTATTTTTTACTTTTACGTACCACGGATTTTCTAATTTATAAGTATTAAAAGCCTCTTCATTTTTAAATACTTGAGATGCTGTTCCTAGTCCAACTCTGTCTATCTTTGCACCTGTTGCTCTTATACTTTTGTTTAACTCCCGTCCTAATATAGCACGTTTAAACATGTTATCTGACATGGTGTTTAACTTGTTACCTAATCTTGCGGCACGAAATAAACCCTTATCTAAAAAGGTATCGCCCTTATCTAACTCTTCTGTTGCATGACCCATATCTAAAAACAACTTTTGCGCAGCTTTAGATTTGCCAAAGTCAGGGTCTTGCATTAGCTTTGCTAGAGCAGTAGTCTCCGCAGTAGTTACAGTCATCAAGTCTTTAAATGCGAGAGAATCAACAAAGGTACGCATTTGTGCTTTACCTAAATTAACAGCACGTAATGTTTCTTCTTTTATCTCCTCATCTGTAGGCTCATAATTTCCTATCTGTTTTAATCTTCTTTTAGCTGTTTGTTGAGGTACAGCTTGATTATACAAACCTTGTCCTAAATTGTCAAAGGCATACACAAGATTACGTAAATATCCAGCAGACACATTTCTTGATGTTGTTGCTAATTGTATTGTCATTAATCCTACACGTGCTTTAGCAATGTTTCCCATAACAGACATTGCTTTTTCTAGGTGACTTTTTCCTATTACATTTTCAACTTCATTTAATCTATCTCTGGCTTGTCTAGTAAGCATCTGTACATCACCAAAAGATGCGGCATCTAACATTGCACGGTCTAAATTATCTAGTTTCTTTAGTTGTTCTTTAGCTGCACGTTTAGAAATGCCAGACAATACTCCACCTTTTGCCATCCCTTCACTAACAGATGCCGCCCAAAGAGGTGCAAGTTGCTCAATACTTATACCATATTCGTCAGCAATATTAACTAAACTATTTGCATCAAACTTTTCTACAACACCTTTTTTAGTTTCTATTGCACCTGACATTAATGCTCTTGTTATTTTAGAACCTACTCGCTCTACTCCACCACCCTCAACAACCATATCGGGTATCATTTTAGATAGCTTCGCACCTACAGCAGCTATACTTTTAAAAGTTTGAGTTTCTATATCTGATGCTAACTTTAACTTCAACTTCAATTCATCTATAGTTACTGGCTCAGATAAATCTTCCCTAAGTTTTTTTCCTTCTTTCAATTCTTCAGGTATTGTTTTTGAGAAGGGTACTTTTTTATCACTACCTAATTCTTGAATATCTTGAAAAATATCAAGTGCCATATCGCTAGTTTCTGAATCCTCAAATACTTTATCTACCTCTACTTGCTTTGCCTTTAACTCTTTATGCTTTCTATATTTAGTTATCTTACTTGTTCGTTCCGCTACATTAGATGTAATCGCTCTTTGTAATTGCTGACCAGCACCAAATACTGCACCGGGAACTACACTTAAAGCCCCACCCAATGCTACAGCACCACCACGAATGTCTTCTTGCATTCCTGTCTCAACACGTGTTTCTTCTTGGGCGGCTACTTGTCCTGCACCTAATACACCCTCTACTGCACCAGCGCGAACAATACCTGCTGTAGCTGCTTTACGTAATGCTTCACCAGCCACACCACGCTTGAGTACTTCACGAATACCAAGTTTAACACCTTGTTGTGCAGCTAATGCACCAATTTTTGCACCACCACCTGTAACGATACCTGCGTATGTAGATGGAGCAGATGCTATACCTGCCGCATAATCACCGATAGCTTTTAAACCAAAGTCACTATCCATATTATCATACGTATCCATCAGACGAGCCATGCGTTCTTTTTCTTCTTCGTCTGCACCCTGTGCATATATCATGTCACTAATTGCTGTAGCTTCATTTACATTTTGAAAACGAAAGTGTTCCATATACTTATCGTATATAGATTCAGCAGACAGTAACTGTCTAGCAGAGTACCCACCTCTATCTACAAGAAATGCAGTAGCATCATCCAAAAACTGTTTATCTTTTAATAGCGATTCTTTATTTATTTCATTCACTATCTTATCTTTCTCTAATAATACCATCGTCCATAAGCTGTTGTACTTTATCTGCACCTATTTCTTGGCTAAGTTGAGTTATCAATCTAGCATTATCTGTAATATTTGCTGTTTTATTTATTTTGTCTATTTTAGATTGTAAATCTTCTACATCAGGTACAATATTATTATTAGGTATATTATTATTAGGTATATTATTAGCAGGTTTAGGTGGTGCAAATGCATTTACCCCTGTAGAAAAACCACCTTCAACTAATTGTTGAGTTGAGCCATCCTCATTTTTAAGTGCAACAATCGTAGGTACACCATCTATAGTCACAAGTTGAGGAGTTAAATTATTTTTAAATATGTTGTAGAGTTGTTCTTCTGCTTTAGCAGCAGACATACCAGCAGTTATTGCTTGGTCTTTTACAACTACTAATTTATTAATTGCCATATTGTGTTTATTAATGTCTTCAGATTTAGTAAGTTTTGTTTTAACTTCATACTCACCTGCACCTAAAGGAATAAGTTGGTCAAATGTACCAGCTAACGTAGCTAATTGTTGACCAATAATTTTTTGATTCTGTGTAGTACGAGCCTCTGTTAATCCAGAACCTGTGTTGTTAATATATTTATATTGCTCAACTAATAGCCTAGCTTTGTCAGCTTGTTTTTTAGCACCTTCAGGGTCGCCACCTTCTTCTAAATTAGTAGACAACAGCATCAGCCTCTGTGCTTCTTCAGCTAAGTTTGGTAAAGAATATAAACTTTGTTTATCAAAAGTATCAGACATAGTAGGAGCAATACCTAAATCTGGTTTTGTATATCTACCATAACCCATAGCTTCAATTGCTGCATCTGTTTGTCCTTGTGCTTCTGCGCCCAAGTCTCTACCTAAACCTATTGCACCAAGTATACCGCCTTGTTTTCTAGGACTTGCTTTAAACACTGTTGGGTTAGCTGTAACATAAGATGCTAATTCTTCTGCTGTATTTTGTGTACCTTCATTTGTTATAAAGGTAGGTGATACGCCTAATGAAATTAAATTTTCATATCTGGCAGATTGTTCTATTGCCCCTTGAAGACCATGCTCTCTAACTAAGTATTCAGCAACGTCTAATCCACCAGCACGTCCTGCTATACCTTTAATTATTTCTATGTTTTCTCTTAACTCTGTTTGATATCTCTCTTGCTCTTCAAAGTTCTTTTTAATTTGATAGTCAGCCATACGACTTACAGTTTCATTAGCTTCCTCTCTCTCATCTCTTAGTATCTCAGCACCACGTTTTGCTGCACCAACTAAAACATCAGATGTCTTTATATCACCAAACAAACCACCTAAAAATGCCATGCTTTATCTCCTCGCCATTAAGCCCTTCGGCTCTTCTTCTTCAACTGGTGTTGGTTCTTCTACTACTTCTTCAGGTTCTTCAGTTGTTTCATTCTTTGCTTCTTCATCACGTAACTTATTCAATGCTTTAGTAATTAAAGTGGAGCGTGTTTTTTCTTTCTTGTCCATACCTGTATCGTATTCAATACCTGCTGAATCTCCTATCAGTCTCATCATCTCTATCAGCACTGGCATAATTATAATGCCTACGTCTACACTGTGCTTACCTTCCATTACACTATTCATCTGCATACTATTAGCTAATGTAGTTAGTGGTACACCCATCTCCATAACATCAATTAGTTTTTCGGAGAATGAATCACTTGCCATGCGAGGTACATAAAATTCTAGCGCCTCATCTACTGTAGTAAACTGTGGTGGACTTTGCCAAGGTCTAGCCCCAAGTTCTGCTGTAAGAGACTGTCCCGGAATTGGTGCATCAAACATAGGTTCAGCCATTCTTTATCTCCATACGTTTTGCATTCAATGTATTAAATATTTCTATTGCCCTATATGCAGGATTATCTTTTACACTGTCATTGTTTTGATTTCTACTTCTCATAGGTGATAACAAACCTGTGTTAGGTGTAGTTGATTGTTTATTTTTAAGCATACTTGAAGCACGTTCAGCTTGTTTATATAAAAGTTCTGCGTTATTTGTTTGCATATTAACCACCAAATCTACTTGTTATAAATGCACTGCCTAGTTCAGTAAATAAACTTCCCATTGCTTGACCTGAAGCTGACGCTTTATTTATTTCGCTCTGCTTTATTACACCATCATTTTCTAACTGTTGTTCAGCTAGTTTGTTTCTTCTATCTAATTCACCTTCAGTAGATGTCCATGCCCACTCCATAGTATCGGCATAATGTTGCCACAGATTATTGTATGCTTCACTAGATATTTCAAGCACTGCTTGAGCATTAACTTCATTAGCACGATTAACTGCGGCAGTATCTGCTGTAGCTATTTGTCTACGCCATTGTGCATTAGCTTGTGCTATCACCAATTGATTTTGTGCATTAAACTGGTCACGTTGATTAGCAATCTCTTGGTTAAATCTTTCAACCGTATTCACCTGACCTGCATTAAACTGTGACTGTGCATTAGCTTGTGAAGAGTTAAATTGATTTACAGCAGATGTTAAATTAGCAAAGAACTGGTCTGTTTGGTTCTGTGATGTAGCATTAAACTGTCTTGAAGCATTCTCTGCCGCTTGGTCTGTAAACAAAGATTGGATACGAGATTGTGCCTTAAACATTTCTGTTTGTTGTCTATTAGAAAGATTCTGCATATCCATCTGCATAAAGTTCTGTGCATTCTGTACTGCGGCTTGTTGCCTGTTGTTTAAGTTAGCCATATCTAAATTAGACAATGCCGCAGCTTCTGCCATAACCATTGCTTGTGAGTTAGACAAGTTAGCTAAGTTCATTGTATTAGCAATACGACTGTTTTCAAGAGCAATATTTTGTTCAGCAGTAAAGTTCATATTAGCTACGTCAGCTATACGTCCTGCATTTTGTACTCTAGCTTGAAATGCTTGGTCAAACTCCATGCCCATAAATGTAGCACGTTGCTGTGCCGCAAGCATAGCACGTTGCTGTCTGTTTGTCAAGTTCTGTGATTCAAACTGTGCTACAGTAGATGCATCAGCTTGTGCTATAGGTAGTGCTGATTCCATTGCCGCTTGTACAATAGCCTGTCCAGCAACAGAAGATGCACCTAAACCACGAGAAGCTAACATACCTTGTGCCGCCCTCATTGCTCCTGATGCCCATGCAGGTGTATTACCACCTTCAAAGTTTTGCATTAATCCTTCTAATTGACCTTGCACAGTAGCTTGTTTTGATGGGGTCGCTTGTGCGGCTTGTATTTCTTCGGTGAACTTAGCGGCTTTTTCTGCGTTAGCTACACCACTAATAAGTTCACCATCCTGTATCTCACGTTGTACAGGATTATTCATAAGTATAGCATTACCTTGTGCGGCATCTAAATTACCTACAGATGATACTGTTTGTTGTGCGGCTATTACTTCTGCTCTTGGGTCAACAGTTCCTTGTGCCGCTTGTGTAGCATCTAGTGCTGTTTGTATACCATCAGCAGATTGAGATGCTTCCATTTTGTTTGCTTGTTTTTCTTGAACAGCATCTGCTTGTGTTGTATCAGCTACAGCAGTAGATATACTTTCTATTGGTTCAAGTGTACCAGTACCTGTGCTAAGTAGCTGGTCGCCTGATATAGGTGTTTTTTCTACTTTTGTTACACCGCCTACAGGTAATGCGCCTGTTGACATTCTATCTACAGTGATGTCACCTATGCTTGGTGACTTTGATGTTGTTTCTACAGCAGGTGCTTCTTCTACAGGTGCTGGTTCAGTAGTGCCACCCTCTTGCATCTTAACTACACCACCACGTGCCATCTGTATTGCTTGATTAGTAAACTGTTGCATACGTTGCTGACGCATTGGGTCTTGTGTCATATAATCTTGAAAGCCCTGCATGTTGCCCTG